TAGCATCTGCGCCTGTATTTACAATCACAAGAGCTTCACTTACTGTTAATCCTTCTCCCATGCCAGCACCAACTGTAACACCAGCAACACCCGGAGTCAAAACTGCATTATCTGTCATTTGAGCTTGAGCAAGTAACCCTACTACTACAGTTCCACTTGTATCTTCAAGATCTGCTGTCGTTAAAGCTGCGAATGAACCATTCATTACTGCAACAAAGTTTGTAACAACAATCTGTTTTCCTGTTACTGCTGCAATAAGAGTCTTACCAGCTTTAAGCTCTGCAAGCGTTACGCCTACTTGAGCTGAATAAGTATTTGCTTCGCCAGCATTCGCAAGATTAAGAATGTCTTGAACTGTGCCATTCTTCATAGGAATCTTAGAAGTAGGATCAATAGCAATAATCTCATCTGTTGCTTCAAGAGTTCCTACTGCGTCCAACTCATCAATATTCAAATAGGCTAAATCATTTTTATTTCCCATAATACCTCTCTTTTAAAAAAGGGAATCCCTGAATTAACAAGGACTCCCCAATAATTAATATTAAGCTGAAGTTGCAATATCAATTACGAAATCTACATTAATAGTTGCACTACCTACTGTGTTAGCTGTAACATAAATAACATAATTAGATTTAGCTTCTTCTGTTGAGATGTCTGTTCCTAATGCTTCACCGATTGTATCTGTCGTAGATGATTCACAAACGTCTAAAGAAGAAGTCAAACCACTTGACATATCCTTACTATCCATAAATACATCTGCTTCTACAGCATTAACTTGTCCATCATTACCGATGAAACCTAAACCGATATCGTAATCTGTTCCTGCAGTAATAGCTCCCCATCCTTTAGGAATACGAATACCTACAACGATATCAGAAAGAGACAATCCACGAGCTAGAACATAAGTAGCTCCATTTGCGTCTGCTGCTGCTACTTCCATTTTTGCAACAATACTTTTCATCACTTTACCTGTGCTGAATAAAGAGTTGCTTGGTTTATTATCAAAACCGTCTGTATATTTATCCATGATCTATCCTCACTTTGTTATTTTTTTTAAATAGTTGTTGAAACAATTTGAACCTTTGAACCTTCAACACGCATTGTACCAATCCACATATCAATAGTAACGTCCTTTGATGCAACAATACCCGGAGCATCTTTAACGTCTAAACTATTAAGTTCAATCATAACTGCGATTGACTGAGGAGCTAATACTAAACAACTTCTCAATGTTGCGCCTTCAACTAAGATTGGATTTGGAACTGTTATTCCACCGTCATTTGAACCAGCAAATAATAATACTTGATACATACCAGCCTGTTTCATAATACCTTCAGCAACAACTTGACCAGAAATATAGTCATTGTTGATAAACTGTGAAACGCCCATCAAGTTTGTATTTTCTTCACCAGCAATAGCTAATGTTGCACCTTTGAAAGAATCCATAGGAACATCATTGTTAATGAAGTTTTGTGTAATTGCCTGAATTGTAGCGTATGTTAAACCAGCTGAAGCATCAATAGTGATAACACCATCGTCTGCTGCGCTTGTAGATGTCAATGCTTCGTTTGGAGCTCCAACTAATACTGCTCCGACTGCTGCCAAAGCGACTTGACGGTCAATAGTTCTCTTTGAAGCAAAAACTAACGTCTGTAACAAATCAGAAGTTGGATCAGCGATTAACTCGTTGATGTCGTCTTTTTCGTCAATACGAAAAGTCTTTGTAAAACGTTTCTTTGTAAACTGTCTATTGTCTAAATTGTAATCTTCAATAACAAGATTAGGATTGCGTGTCAATACTTCTGTTAATTCAGCACGACCCATTCTTGCGATGTTGTGTGCATATCCCTGTGAAGGAACATAAAACATTGCGCCACAGCCTGAGAATAAAGAATCTTTTTGCTGTGCTAATTTTAAATATGCTTTCTCGAAATTAAGCTGAATGCCTTGATCGATTCCTGTCGATAGTGAAGTTTCCATAAAAAATACCTCCGTTTAAGTAAATTGATTTTGTTTAGCGAAAATCATCCCATAACTTGGGGTTTTCTTGGAGGTTTTCTAACCAACCGAAACTCGAAGTCAGGGGCTTACTCAAACAGAGGTAAGTTCATCCTACCTTTTAACTCTACTACATTATTGATAAAAAGTCAACTACTTTGTAGCCTTTCTTGATTTAACTGCAATTAATGAAGGAAGATTAGCATATGAATAAGAGTTCTCTCTGTTGTTAGGATCAACAACCATATTAAACGCTTTATCTAACTCATCTTGCACCTTAAACTCAAGGTCTGCATTATTAATATCACCGTTAGCTAATTCTGCCGCGAATCGTCGGTGTACCTTCTCGCTAATAATCTTTTTATCCTTGCCACTTTTAAGTATTTTCTTTTTCTTAATGACCTTCATGTAAGTCTCATACGCTTTCTCTCTAGCGTTCCTGATACTTCCATTTAAGTACATTGGTATCTCTCTAACCTTTAAACAACAAGCAAGAAGCTGTAAGTCTAACCATTCCATTTCTTTTACATCTTTATCAACACATGACGGAGTTCCTTCACACTTCTCAGCCTTATCAACATAAATCTGAATTAAGCCTTGAAAAGAAATCTTTTTTAAGACTTTATCTTCTCTAGCTGTAATCCACATCATGCGTTTAGCGTGTTGAGTATAGTATTCTTCGCTACATTCTGGTATTTTCATCTTTACGCCATTAAAAGGAACTGATCCTTTATCTGTTCCAATCTCTGTTCTAATCGTTCCTGATACTGTCAATTCAATCATTTTAGTATTATCAAATTCCATTATTTACTCCCCTTTAGTTTTCTTAGGTTATTCTCGGCTGTCTGGTATCTATTAACTGCTTTAGTAAGGTCTGCCTTAGTGTAGCTAGCACCCTTTTTAAGCTCTTTAATAGCCTTGTATGACGCATCTACTTCACTTTGTGCGTCAGTAGTGCTTGTTACTCCGCCACCACCAGCTACGCCCTTAATCGCTTTAGTATCAACACCGTAATCTTTGATTAAAGTATTAACTAACCTATAAACCATACCTAATTGAGAGTTTAATAATGTTCCTGTAATCTTTTGATCTCTTTCGTCCTGTGATCCTTTCATTGCTTTTGCTGTTGCTGACGCGACAACATCAGTATTTTCCTTAAAAGAGTTCTTCATTTCTTCTTGAAATCCCTCTTTAGAGTTCAACTTGGCTATTTGAGCCTGTTCGATAGCAAGATAACCCTTAACTAATCTATCTGCTTCATGAGGATTTACTCCGTTATCATAAAACAAGCTCTGAATATCCGGCACGATTGCCTCAGACACACCTTCAACCTTGTAAGCATCTACGCTTTCAGGTCTGCTACTTGTAATATGTTCTTGGATTTGTTCTTCTGATGAGTTTTCGTAGTCAAAGGCAATAGTTTTTTTCCCCTTTAGCCCTTGCAAATCGTCAATTTCTTTAAATAGCTTGTCTGCTGTTGTTTCTCCATTTTCATCAACTATATTCTTCATATAGCCTTTATCAGCAAACTCTTCTGACGGTTTTAACTTTGATTCTATTTGGTCGTCAAGCGTTGGTATTACGTTCGGTGTTGCTGCTACTACTGGCGTTCCATCTTCATTTACTTTAGGCGTTCCATCTTCGTTTAACTCTGGTGTTGCTGTTGCATTCGGATCGATTTGATCTACTGCGTTTTCTTCTGCCATATGTTTTTACTCCTTCTTATCTGGCGTTTCAATCGCCATTCGTTGTTGGGGTGTTAGCATTCCAATGATAAAGAACTTATAAAGAAATGTTCTTGATACCATTGAGCGTACTTTGTCATTATCAAGCATATCAATCTCTAAACTGTAAATTTGGCAAGCTCTCATCATAGCTCTGCCAATCTTAATCCCATCTGTTGTTGAAAACAATCGTCTTGCTGCGTTCTTTAAGTCCTCAGACTCTTTAACCTGAGCAGCTTTTAATATTGCGTCTTCACTACTTATCTTATCTTTTGGCATCAGCACCGTCCTTTTGTCCTTTACTTATTGATTGACCTATGTCTGCTCCTGCTTGAGCAGCCTGTAACGCCATTGCTTGCTGTTGCATCTTAGCTTGATTCTCAATAATAGCCTTGAACTCGTCTGCATCTTTAATATAAGATACTCCAAGAGCTTCATTAATATCATTGAATAAGTCATACCATTGCACAGCTTCACCCATTTGAGGATATAAGCTCATCAGCATACTAATCCCGTTGATTAACTGCATGATACGCTCAAGTCCCTCAGTTTTAACCATCTTTTCTAGTTCATTATTATAAACAACCTTATACCAACGTTTACCTTCTTTCATGGCTCTTGCCACAGCTTCAGGCATAACCATATCTAAACGGTCAATATTGGTCTTTTCCTTAATCATTAATTCATCTGTTGGGTCTACACCAGCTAAACCGTTATCATCTTCAATCTGAATACAACGTTCAACCACAACGTAAAACATTTCGTTCTTTTCTTGTCCTAGTAATCCAGCTAACGACTTACCTCTTATCGCGTAACGTTGCATACTTTCTGTTGCTGTCATTTCCTTAGCACTTGAGAAGTCAAGAAGCATATCAACCTTAAAGCCCGTTGTAATCTTATCGTTAAGGTAAGGAAGCAAGAAGCTAATCAATCCTGTTGGGTCGCCTACATCATGTAACTGAAACATAGGATTTTGACCTTTTACTGCTAACGCTTCGTTGAATGTAACTAATCCACCCGATGAAGTGTCAATAACACTATCGCCGAACAAAGCATTGTTAAACGTACCTAATGCTGGGTCGTTCATCTTCTCAATAGTCTGAATTGCTTGGTCTACCATATAATTTGAGCTTTTAATCGTGCTACTAAGCAAAGAGCCTGAACTTCTTCCCCACGGATTGCCTTGTATCTTAATTGCTCTACAAACTCCAACTGGTAAGCGTCTGAAATCTTCCTTAAAGAAAATATTTTCTTGTTCCTTGTCTAAGAACCATATACCTTTGTATTTTGTTCCTAGTTTCCCTTTTAAGCCTCTATCATAGCTTTTTCGAGGAATAACACCCTGAACTACTGTAAACTTCTTGTTATATCCACCAGATTTGTATTCATCTAGTACGCATTTAGGTATAACTTTCTCATCATAATCAAACTCTTCCATGATTTGACATACTTTCCAATGATAAACAAGAAAGATTATATCTACTAGTCCATTCTTTCCTTCTGCGATTGTCATATTATCGACACCAAATGACCTAAAGAAGTATGGATTTTCTTCTTGAGCCGGATAATCAGCGTTTTTAAATACTCCTATTCCTGAAGTACCAAACGACATCTGGCTATAAAAATAAGGCTTTCGTGCTGCTGAAAACCCTGCTTCTCTTGAGTTCATGTTATTTAGCAACTGTTTAGTCCTAAACTCAAAATAAGGCTTTAATGAGCTTTTGTCTGCGTCCTGTAGCACCATTTCACTAGGCTCAAGAGTAACAGCTTCTTCACCTGTACCCCACATGATACCATCTAAATAATCTCCTGATTGAATAACAGATAATGCGGCTGTTGGGTCATAAATATCCTCATCTGGCGTTTTATTGGCTGATGATTCACCTGAATCAAAATACTGTTCATCAATCGTAATTCCACAAAGATTAGATATATCACTCCACCAACTAACATTGTCTGACCTTATTGTCTTACTATCTTTAAATAATTCTATGTAATTCTGATCCTCTGTAATCACTTAATCCTCCTTAGTTTCCGAAATATGTATCTCTTGCACCAACAGAAAACACTCTGATACCAGAAGAACCACCTGATGTTTGGAATGAACTATTCTTTTTCCTTTTTTTTGCTTCTTCACCTGCTTGGTATTTATCATGTATCTCTTGGTTTCTTAATATCGCTGGTCCTCTTGTGCCATCGGATTCTACCGCATAAACATCACCTGTTGTTTGTGCGTCCTCTAAATCTAATATATCACTCATATCTTGCTCCTTGTTAGTTTCCGAAATATGTATCTCTTGCTCCTACACTTAAAACACCACTCCCTGAAGAGCCGCCTTCTGATTGAAAGATAGTGTTACGTTTTTTTCTGTTTTCTTCTTCTACTTTAGCTTTAGCTACATTATCTGCTTCTTTAGCTTCCTTAGCCCTTCCTTCATAATCATCACCAAAGCTATTATTTTTCATAGATTCAGGAGTCCAATCATCACTCATTTGTCCCATCCATCCACTCTCTGGTGTCATATCATCAATAACATCACCCATTATTTGCTCCTTTTTATATACTTTTCTAATTGTTTTGGTGTTATAACCCACCATTTTCTTATCCCTAGTAAATTCTTAACTATCCCTACACAACTTCCAAACATTAAAATATTAGGTTTCTGCACGTCTTCATGCTTAACCGTCCACACATAAATATTATAATCTACTGCTAAATCAGCCATAATCTCTTTAACATTGCATTTATAAGGTATTATTAATGTGCCACCTAATGATGGCTCTATCCTTATGCTTGTTGTAGCTGTTATGTTACGATATAAAAAACAATGACCGAATATACGACCTAGCCAATTTCCACATTTTGACCTGTCTTTGAATGCAACCAAATAGTCATAGTCATAACGAAACTTTAATACTCCTGATTCAATAGGCTTCATCGCTTCTTTCTCCCTGTTATTCGCTTTAAGGTTCTCATGCCTATTGGTCTGTCTACTGTATTAAAATCAACTTTACCTAAATAATGTATTGCCGCGTGAACTGCCATAGCTAATGAATCAGCTCTATCTTGTGATGCTACTCCATCACTCTTTTGGTCTTGTTTACTTCTTAATAGCATTTTACCACTTGTCATATACTTTTTTTGTATAGTCTCAAGCTCTTTAATGGTATATTGACATTTTATTTGAATCCACTCTTGATCTACCCAATATTTAAGGTCTGAATATGCCTGAAATCTATTATTATGTGCGCAAGGAGTTTTACATTTGTCATTTGAACCGCCTTTAAATCCTATTATGTTAGGAATTGCCTTGCTTATAGTTACAAACATTGGATAACCCAAACCATCCGCATCACATATAAATATATCTGGTCGCCAATCTCCATAAAGAGAAATAACTTTACCAACGCTTTCGTCTGTATCTGGGTTGTCCCACACTATTTGGTCTTTTAATTGCCAATGAGTATTTGATGTTCTTTCTATAAGTGAAGCCGCGCATAAATCACCACCACCTGAAGCGAAATCAACTCCTAATATCTTGTGTTTAATTAATGGCTCACCAAATGGCTCAATATCTTTGCATTTTGCTAGTTTATCGAAGTTAAATAAGTATTCAGTAGTAGTCGCAAGTGGCTGTCCTAACCAAATATGATTATATTCTTTCATATTCTTAGCCTTACAAGTTTCCGCTCTTTTTATTAAAATATCAGGGCAATGATGATTTTCAAAGTAATCAATGTGAATGTGGAGAGTCTCTTCATCGCTTGCGTAATCCATAATAGGGTCATTACGGACATATCTATTAAGAGTAAAGATAAACTTACAATTATTCTTTCTTAACGTAGGTATAAGTATATCAAGAGTTGTCTTAGATGCTGACTGACTTTCCTCGAACCACACTATATCCACGTCTTCCATCCCCTTAATATTTACAGCCCCTCTATCTCTCATTCCTCTAAATGTAATCTTTGAACCTGTTTCATTGTGAATCATTCTCTTCTGGTTTACATCAAAGTTTAACTCATTTTCTCTAATCACATTATCAAATACGGTATAAACTGAATCTTCAATACTATTCTGTTGCTCTCTAGCTCCTACTATGCGGACTTTATTCTTTTCGCATAAATAAGAAAGGAATCTAGCTACTGATTGCGTTTTAGCTGATCCTCTCCCACCTTCAATTATGAATATTGTATATTTGTTAAATACTTCAGGGTCTAATAAACACATTAGCTTATCTGGTAAGTCTAGAAAGGAAGGAACTTCAATTTCATTAGTCGATTTGGCTTCCAACGTCATAATTGACCTTTTTACCATTCTTTTTTATTGTAGGGATTTTACTAAATGTATGATTGGTGTCATTTGTACTTCTTTCCCGATACCCATGCTTAGTCTGTAAAACCAACGCCTGAATATTAGGACGAAGGATTTTCTCTTTATCTTTTGTTACTCTACTCTCTGTAACTTTCTTAATATATTCCCATAAAGCACAAATACATCTATTATTATTATATAATTTATTAAGCCAAACTGACCTTAATTGCTGAGATACGCTCTTGTGTCTAAGCATATAAATATCTACATCAACAATCAACATAATATCTTCGTTCTCTTCTATCCATGCTGCTGTGTCTTCAAAGATTTTTACAACTTCTTTCTCTGTCCATTTTTCTGCCGCTTTATTTTTTTTAGCCCAAAAAGGTGCTGGCATTAACTTTTCCTTAAATAAAAAAAGAGTGCGTTCATATGATCGGATCCGTTTTTAATTGTAGTTAGTTGTTACCCGACTGAAAACACTCTTTTGATTGATTATTTCTCATCTTATTTTTGATTATATCACAAAACTCCTTTATTTACAAGATATTGTTGTCTTTAATCTTCTTAAGGTATGATATGAACATAAACACACCCTGAAATTAAAATAACAGTCATTAACAATAATAATAATTTTTTCATGATATCTCCTTTGTTATTCTGGCTCAACTAAAATTGTAATTGGATGTAGAATTTTATCATACGGCTTTTTAATTGTTTCTTTTAAATATTTAGATGCTAACTTTGTTCTTCTATTCTTTTTTACTAATAATTTTGTTTCAATGCTCATCTTTATCCTTTCATGTCTTCAATAGCTTTGCGGATTGCAGGAATATCATCGATGGCTTCGTCAAATACTTTAAGTACAGATTCTTTATCTAAATATTGCTTACCAAGCACATCAATATCCACAATATCCCCGCTTCGTATTTCCCTGTTAAAAGTTTGTTCAACTAATTTTATCCTAGCTTTCATCATTCCTCATATTCATCTTTCTCAACTCATCTAGTATTTCATGCAAGCAAGTTTCCATACAAGCACCAAATATCCAAAGTATTATTATTAAACATATCCATCCCATTTCATTCCTCCTTAAACTTTTCTAACCATCTTTCATATATTCTTGCTTGATGATCTTTAATTGTTGGTATTGGTTTGTTTAAATGACACCCATTATTAATCGGGCATTTATTGAAAATACTTTCTA